GTAGATACTGCCCTGACTAACGTCGCCATCGCCTACAAGCAGTCCGTCGACAAGCTGATCGCCGACAAGGTCTTCCCGGTCGTGCCGGTGTCCAAACAGTCCGATAAGATCCTCAAGTTCACGAAGGACTATTGGATGCAGGTCAAAGCCGGCATCCGGGCGCCGGGCACCGAGTCCAAGGGCGGCGGCTTCGAAATCTCCTCGGATCAGACCTACTTCTGTGACATCCATGCCTTCCATGTGGACCTCGCCGATGCGACGGTGAAGAACGCCGACATAGACGATCTTGAGCGCCAGGTCACGGAATTCGTGATGTGGCAGCTCCTCTTGGAGCGCGAGGCGGACTGGGTCAGCAACTTCTTTGACGACACCGGAAAGACTCCGGGGACCGACTTCTGGACCGTGAAGACGCACGCGGCTTCGGGCGGGGACTACCTGTTCTGGACGAACGCCAGCTCAGACCCGGTGGACGAGATTCTCGAGCTTTGCGACACTGTTGCCAAGAACACGGGCTTCCGTCCGAACATCCTGGTGCTGTCACCGCCTGCGTTCCGGGCGCTCAAGATGCACTCCAAGATCCAGTCCCAGGTGGTTTACACCCCGACTGCCAAGACAGATGTGAAGGCTCTGGTCACGCCGGAGATGCTGGCTGACCTGTTCGAGCTTGACAAAGTCCTTGTCGGCTACACTGCGCAAGCGACGCACGCTGAGGGCGCTTCCAGCACTTCGTACTCCTTCGTGTTCGGAGACGACGCCCTCTTGGTCTACGCTCCGCCAAATCCGGGCCTGTTGGTCCCGACGGGTGGCTACATCTTTGAGTGGACCGGCTATAACTCAGGCTACTCCGTAGCCGTGTCCTCGTTCTATATGGATCATTTGAAGGCGACCCGGATCGAAGGCGAGATGGCGTACGACGCCAAGATCATGGCTCCGGACCTAGGGGTGTTCCTGAAGAACTGCGGGGGCTCAGCCTGATGCACTCATCGGAGTCCATCTTAAGGACTGGGACATCGAGGTCGGTATCAGAGTATAATCCTCCAGGGCAGGGCTGAATCCAAAGAAGTCCTGCCCTGGAGGTGACATATGCGATACCGGTTTACGGTTAAGAAGACCGTAGGTAGGAAGACTTATCAGGTAGGAGAGGAAGTCGACGTGGGCGAGATCTTGGACGCGATGCCGCATCTGGCTTGGCGAGGCTATGTGGTGCCGGTCGAAGCTGCCTGTCCTGACTACTACGTGCTTTACACAGCGCTTACTACAGGCGCTAACTGGTACGTCGCCGGACAGATACTCGACGCTGAGGACGTCCAGCCGGAGTGGATCAAAGTGGGCTATGCGGGGCCAGTATCGGAGCGAGTCGTAATGAACGCCTATGCTTGCGAGCAAGAGAACTGCAATGCGGTATTCGTCACAAAAGAAGCTCGGCAGAAGCATAAACAGATTACGGGTCACAAGCGCAAGTACTCGCCCCGCCGAAAGAAAGCGAGGGTGAAGGCATGACTTGGACCTACGGAGGCAACCCGGCCGCTTCCACGATCGATGCCATAAGGCTCGAGATCGGAGACACGATAGAAGAGGAGCAGCTTCTCCAAGATGAAGAACTCGAATACTTCTACGAGGAAGAAGGCTCGATCTTGGGAGCGGCTGCTCGGGCATGCGAGGCCATCGCAGCCAAGTTCTCCAGGGAAGCAGACCTTAAGGTCGGGGACCTTTCGCTTTCGGCTTCCCAAAAGGCTGAGCACTACAGGGAAAAGGCAAAAGTCCTGCGAGAACGGGCCCAAAAGAAAGGATCTACGCTGGGCAAGCTGACGGCTTCCACGATCAAGACCGACAAATACTTCCTGCGGGACATGTTCAAGTATAACGGGGAGGCGACAGGATGACAGAGATAGTCATTTCGGTTGTCGGTTCACTTTTAGTTGCGCTTTATATTGCGCTATTGCAGCAACTTTTCACGGTCAAGCGGGAGATCACCAAAGTGCGGTTCTGGCTGTTCGGGAACGGGAACCCTTCGGAACCGACCGGACCTCTTTTCTTCAGGCTGAAGGACCTGTCGGACCAGTTGCACGAGCATTCGCGCAGGCTGGAGAGCATCGAGGAGGATCTTCGTGTCGCTCTCTCAAAGGGTAAGTAATGCGCTCGATCACCTTAAGGTTCGCGTTGGCAAACAGGTCACTTACAAACGCTTCAAGACTTACGAGTACGATCCCACATCAGGGACGGTGCCCACATTCTGGGAGACGCCTTCTTTTAAGGCGGTCGTAGGGAGCGTGTCCCATGACCTAATCGCTGTTTCGGGAGGGCTCCTAAAGGCGGGGGACAGAGCAATCTATTTCCCGAAATCGGCCTTTACGAAACAGGACGGCGAGACCTCCGATCCGGAACCGGGACCTGGTGACATTGTCGTCATCGATGGTGAGGAATGGGGCACGGATCTCGGGGATGGGAAGACCCTGTGGAATTTGGATCCGACCGGAACCATGTTCACGGTTTACTTGAGGAGGAGGAGTGGCTAGGATAGTCTGGAATCCCGGACCCTTGCTCAGTGACATCAAGACGAAGGCTGCGCAAAAGATGTACCAGACCGTGACGATTCTGGTCAACGAATCGCGCAGGCTAGTTCCGGTGAGGACTGGTTATCTTAAAGGCTCGTTGACGGCGGAAGTGACGGCGGACGGTAGAACTGGCTTCTACGGTAGCTTTCGGCCGTGGGCTGGTGAAGAACCAGTTTCCTATTCTTTGTGGGTTGAGCTGGGTACTAGTCGCATGGCTCCGAGACCATATCTCCGTCCCCCGCTGGAGACGAAAAGAGAGGAGATCAAACAGATATGGAGTGGCTAACTTTCAAGGTGATAGAACGGGAACCTGCCTTTCGAGGCCAGGTTTTTGTTAAAGGCTTGGCAGTCCGAAAGGAGGAGATCCTGCTCTTGGAGGAACTGAGCGAAGGACAGGCACAGCTTATCTTAAAGAACGGAAAGGCATTCGAGCTTGTGGACAAGTTCCAGGATATCATAAGGAGGCTGAATGGCTAGCCTGGAGAAGGAACTGAAGGCTGCGATCTTTGACCTTCTAAAGAATGATGCTGATGTGTCAAACATCGTGGGAACTAAGATCTTTGATACCCGAGTGCCTCCAGGCCCTTCTCCTCCTTGGGTGAGGTATTACATCGTGGCCGAGACTGCACTGAATGACTTCATAGAGGCATCTCCGATAGGCTACCGGGTGCCAATCACGGTGGACTGCGCAGCCTCTGGCGAGGTCGCGGAAGACGCGGAGACGATTGCCGAGCATATTTTTGATGTGCTGGATGGGGCGTCTGGAACGACCGATAACTTTACTTGGAAAGCTAAACGCACTGCTGTGAGGAAGATCTACGATGATGAGGCTGGAGTATGGATCATTTCGGGGGATTATCTTCTCCTGGTGATCCCGGCATGAGAGTGCTTGATGGGGCCGAAAACTCTTGAACTGCCTTTTCTCTCCTGAGATAGTCTAGCGGAGGCTTTGGCCTTCATTATAAACTAGGAGGTGCAAGGAAAATGGCACAATTTTTCCGAGGATTTGATGGGTACTGTCTCGTTGGGGACACGGTGATCGGTGGCATTAACCACTGGACCATTACCATCACCGCCGAAACTCAAGAAGTGTCCGCGTTCAACCCGACCGCGGCCACGACCTGGGAAAAGCGAGCGCGAAAGTACGTCCCCGGCGCGATCGGCTGGACCGCCACGTTCGACGGGTTCCTTGACTGCACGGACGCTGGCCAGCAAGCAATCAAGGACGCTGTGGCGGAAGGCACGGAGGTCTCGCTGTACTTCCACCTGGATGGTGATAGGTACTACGCTGGCAAGGGTCTCCTCACTTCGGAGAACCCGGATGTGGCGTGGGACGGCGTAGCCACCATCAGTTGGGACGTGCAAGGGACCGACGCTCTGGTCAAGTACGGTTGGGATTGACGGCCAGATAGTGGTATAATAACGCTGGCAGGCGCCTGGGCCCAACGCTCCAGCTTCTGCCTCCTTTCCAGCAGGCGCGACCTCTTGCAGGTCGCGCCTTATTGTCTGTATAATAGCCGAGATGCTAGCTATAGTGATGGGGACGCGTCCTGAAGTAGTCAAGTTGGCTCCTGTAGTGTGGGAGCTTGAACGGAGAGGAATTCCTTATGAAGTGTGGGCAGTCACGCAACATTCCGAGCTTCTCGATATCGCGCTGAAGGAATTCAGGATCGAACCAGACTATACAGTGGAGATTCCTCGAGCCGATCCGTCGTTACTGAGCTTTTCGCGGGAGACCTTTGGTCGCTTAGAACTCCTGTTCAAAGCGAGAAGTCCCTGGGCCGCGGTTGTACAAGGCGACACCATCACGGCTTGGTCGGGAGCTTATATCGCGTTCCTTCGCAAAGTGTCTGTCTTCCACGTCGAGGCTGGAGTGAGATCCCTTAACTTAGCAGAACCATACCCTGAGGAGGCTTTGCGCCGCTGGATCGATGAGATCGCAGAAATAAAATTCTGTCCAACTAATCAGACCTGGATCAACCTGTGGAATGAGCGTTTGGAGCACCACAGCTATCTTGTGGGGAATACGGGCATCGACGCTCTGAAATGGGCGCGAAGAGAATTGGGTCCAGCCCCAGATAAGCACCTTAAAATCGAGATCGACCTCCATCGGCGGGAACATTGGAGTAAGATCCCTTTTATCATGCAATCGCTGTCCGATCTGGCACGGGACTTTCCACGTTGGCGATTCTGTTTTGTGCTTCATCCGGCTATAGCTTCTGAGCTCCCTTCTGGAGCACCTCCGAACTGCAAATTCTTGGAGCCGTTAACGTATACGAATTTTTGCCAACTCCTTCGCGAAAGCCAGTTTTGCATCACGGACTCGGGAGGGGTCCAGGAAGAGGCCGCTTACCTCGGGATCCCTTGCCTCGTGGCTCGGGACCATTGCGATAGGCCAGAGTCCATTAATGAAGGAATCGCAATCCAAGTCGGAAGCGATCCAAGGAACGTCGTTAAAGCCGCCGAAAGGTTGATCAAGAACGAAACGTTAAGAGAGAAGATGGCGAGGCCGTCCAAAGTCTTTGGAGAAGGGACTGCAGCGAGGAAGATAGGCGAGATCTTAGAAGCGTGGGTGAAAGACTACGAGAAGGGAGTGGTTAAACGTGGACAAAGTGGCTAAAGCAGGTCCGATCGTGCTTTTGCGTGAACAAACTCCGGAAGGTCCGGTCCTCAATTTCATCGTTCTTTCGGGAGGCCGGGTCCTCCAAGTCTTCTCGCTCCATCAACGCCACTTAGTTGGCCATTGGAACGCGATTGAGCTCCTTTCAGAGTTTGTGGAAGAACTGAAAGAAAAGGAGGGAGCGTGAGGCTTTGCTTCGGCATAGCAACGCACTCATCACTCCTTGAGCCTCGCATGGGCTCGGAGCGGGCGATCATGGGCGCAGCTAAGGCCCTTGCCAAGCGAGGCCATAAAGTGGATATCGTGCCCCTCCTATATGATGCGCCTAAGGAAGGATACGACATCTATCACTGGTGGAACGCAGGAGGCCCCAAAGGTCCCCTTCTTGCGTTTACTCGTTTCGCTCATGAGCATGGGAAGCCTTGCGTTTGCACTCCGATCTACTGGCCGCCTACTCCTGGATTCTATCGTCTGTTGACTGAATGGAACGGAGAAGAAGGGGCTCGAAAGTTCCTACAAGGAATCACAGTCTACAACTCGTCTCTGGCCAAAGCCATAGCGGAGACGGACTTTATGTGTCCCAATTCGGAACGCGAAGGTGATTTTGTTCGCGCTCTAGTCCGTTCCGTAGGAAGAGACCCTCCCCCCAGCGAATGGGTTCCAAATGCGGTCGATCTTGATGAAATCGAGTCAGTCGAGCCTACCCCATGGGAGGAGCGGAAACTGGTCGCTTGCGTTGCTCGGTTGGAACCGGCCAAAGGCCAGCACCGCTTGGCCCGGGCGTTTCTAGCGTTCAGAGAAGAGCATTCCGAAGCCGGTCTGGTTCTAGCAGGTGAGATGCAAGATGGCTATCTCTGTCGTTACAAGGACGCCTTCTATCAAGAGGGAGTGAATCTTCCTGGCTTGCTAAAGCCTTCCAAAGTTATGGTCCTGCTCGCTAACGCGAAAATCCACGCCATGCTATCCATGCACGACACTCCTGGTCTGTCGCACCTGGAGGCTGCCGCACTTGGTTGCAGGTTGGTGGTCTCGCTTCCCGACTACGGGACCTTTCGGGACTACTGGCCCAAAGAATGGCTGGTAGAGATCGATCCGCTCGATGAAGGCTCGGTTTACGAAGGCCTTGAAAAGGCTTGGAAAGAACCTCCGCCGAAAGAGATGGTCTCCTTCACCAGGGAGCGCTATAATTATGATGTGGTTGCGGAGAAACTGGAAAAGATATACGATCGGCTACTAGGAGGTGGTTGATGGCTGTTAAAGATCCGGAAGTTGCCGCTGCTCTGGAACGAGCTCGGCAAACCTATAAGACATTTCAGGTTGGAGAGGCTAGGCTTAACTTCGGTCGTTTGACGCTTGAGGACAACATCGCGATTAAGGATGAGACTGGGTTTGACCTATTCGGAGAATCCTTAGCAGCCGGGGAAACCGGAGCGCCAAACGTTGCACTCCGACTCTCGCCCCAAGTCCAGCTCGCCGTTCTCTTTCGTTCTCTTAAACGGTGCTACCCCGACATCACGAAACAAGAGGTTTCCGAGCTTTCAACACTCATGCCGCTTAACGACATCCTTCGCGTCATCGTTTGGGCCCTCACCGGGACGGAGCCTCCGCCCTTGGAGGAGGGAGCCCCAAAAGTCGAGTAGCGGCTCCTCCAAGGCGCGGGCAAGTAGTCCTTCGCTGGGACGTGTGGGCGCCTTTGATCCTCCACGCCTATCCGGGCTATCGGGCCGAGCACCTATTGCAAGCCAATTTATCGGAATTAATGTTGTTGCTCGGCGGCTTGGGATGGGTTGAAAAATGGGAACTTCTCAAAGAACCCATGATAGATAAGCAGATGAGGCGCAGGTTGAAGATTCCCGGAATTGTCGATTACTGGTATCCGCCAAGGCGTCCTAGGACATGAGAGTCGACTTTGAAGACTGCTACTACTATTTTCTCCCCTGGTTCAGACTGCTTTGATGCGAGATCCCTAGCCCACCGGTTGAACAGCTCAACTTCCCTGCAGAGCCTTGGATTAGAGCTTCCAGGGATCTCTAATTGAATGATGATATGAGCCTTGGGAGGTATGCGAGCAGAAAAGTCGGGGTCTTCAATCACGAGTCGATCAAAATCTTCACCTAGCACACGAAGAAGATCAGCAAAACGCTTGCTGTAATGCTCACTTACACTAGCCACCATTCCGGAGACATTCTATAAGATGCCATGCAAATCTTCAAGCCCGAAAATTCTTGAACCTGTCTGTCCTTCCTAGTTAAGCTGGCCTTGCAATGGCCGGCCAGCCACTAGCTGAGGCGTATGTCCGAATTGACCTGGACACCCGCTCTTTCGAGCGGGGCATTTCCAGTTCGCAGGCTGCTTTCACTGCCGCCGCTACATCCATAACCAAAACCGCCCGCTCGATGCAGATGGCTGTCATAGCGGCCTTCGGTGCCATAGCCGGGGCTGCCTTAACGATGAAGAAAGCGGTGTCGGTCGCGCGGGAATACGACGCTGCCATCAGGGAAATTTGGACGTTGATGGATGTCTCCGAGAAGGAGATGCAGGCCTATGCCGCGCGGGTGGAAGAACTCGGAGTAGCTTTCGGGCAAGCCGGGAAGACAGCACTGCGCGCATTCTACCAGGTCGTCTCGGCTGGCTATCAAGGTGAGCAGGGCTTCAAGGTCTTGCAAGCTGCAATGAAAGCCGCAACCGCCGGAGTGACGGACGCCTTCACCGCCGTGGACGTCCTGACCACTGTACTCAACTCGTACAATCTGAGTGCAGACCAGGCTCTCTACGTGTCAGACATTCTTTTCACGGTCGTCAAAAGAGGAAAGACAACTTTTGCTGAACTTGCTTCCACGATGGGTCGCCTTGCCGGTATCGCCGCGCCATTGAATGTCAGTCTTGAAGAACTTGCTGCTGCTTTGGCTTTCCTAACAAGGACTTTGCCTACAGAAGAAGCCGTGACTGCCCTCAGAGCTGCGATGATGGAGATGGTCAAGCCAAGCAGCGAACTGACCGAGCTTCTGAAAGAGATGGGGTATGCAACCGGATCGGCTGCCTTGCGCTCGGCTGGATTTCTGGAGTTGTTAGCGCAACTTGCCATCGTAGCCGAAAAAACTGGAGTCCCGATTGAGACCCTATTCGGAAATATCCGGTCATTGACCGCCATCATGCCAATGACGAGCAATCGTGCCAAAGAACTCAACGAACACATCGAGGCCATGAAACACGTCACTGGCGCTACAGAGGAGGCATTTGGGAAAATCGCGGAGGGCATCGACTTCAAAATGCGCCAACTCTTCAGCGCGGTTTCGCTGACATGGGCAAGAGTAGGCAGGCTTTTCCAAGCGAGTGTGGCAGGAATGGCCGAGCAGATAGCTGGACTCCTCTTTTCATTCTCCAAAACGCTGGCTGAAAGCGAGGAGTTTCGGGAGAGCCTGCGGCATCTTCTAGTCCAGGGCCTGAAACTTGGAGGCTTGATCGCTATCTTGGGCGGCATCTTTATGGCTCTCAAAATGTTGCTCACTCCTGCCGGAGCCTTGCTCACGACTTTTACCGCTCTGTTCTTGGCTTTGCGTTGGAACCTTCTGAATATCAGTAAAATCCTAGAAACGATTGGAGAGAAAGTCACTGGCGCGGTTTCTTTCGTTTTGGAGTTCGCAGGCGTAGAAGGCCTTGCGGAACAGATCCGCTCGCTGGGAAGCTCGGTAGAAAGAATAATCGGCATGGCAGTGACTGGGTTTGCTGGTTCAGTCTTAGTCCGCTGGCTGCTCAAAGGTTTGACAAAGCCTAGGGCTTTCATCGGAGTTCTCGCTTTAGCAGGAGCGATCGGTTTCGAACTAGCCATGCGCTGGAGGAAAGTGACAGCCAACCTTGATCAGTTGGCGAACCTTATCACAGACACTCTTGGAACTATCCTGGGAGCCGCGGTAGGCTTCGCGATCGGAGGACCTCTCGGAGCTGCTATTGGAGCTTTGGTGGGTCGGGGCGCAGCCGAGGCTATTGAAGTGACCGTTCCCCTCGTTGGAAAACTTCTTTGGGGCGATGCCAAGTCGAATGTAAACAAGTTCTTCTCTGAACTGAATTCACAGATAGACAGCCTGAGTTCCAAGCTTTCAGAAGCTGTGAGTTCAGGAGTTGGTGAAGTTACGGCGGTCGTTAACGAGTGGATCGTTAAGCTGGCACAGGCAGCTACCAGCCCAGAAGCTTTAGAGGCTTGGGATCAGTACATAAAAGTCGTGAAAAGAAGCGCAATCGCGATCCGTGATACCTTGAGCGAAACGCTTGCTCCGGAGGAAGCTTCCAGTATCGCGAAGACCTTCGTCAATGCTGTCACGAGCGTCATCGATGATCCCGAACTAAAAGCGATGTTGGAAGATGTCTTCAAAGAGTGGCTAGAGCCCTCGAGTAGAGTCCTTGGTCAAGCAGAACAGATGGGTCGCCAGATGGGTCAAGCTGTTCAAGAAGGCTTGGAGTCTATTGACCTGATCCCCACTCTTAATGTCTCCATGTCTCTCTCCGAAGCAAGGGACCTTGGCCAGAGAATCGGCTCCGAACTCGCTGACTCCATTCAAGATGTCCTTGAAGGCTTTGAGATTACCTTGCCGGGTATCGCCACCATCCCTGGAGCCGGTGGTTTTGGAATCTTTCGCCAGTTTGGAGGTTTCGTGCCCGGTAAGGGCGAAGGCGATCGCGTGCCCGCTCTCCTTGAACCAGGCGAGTTTGTATGGCCGAAGGAACTTGTCCGCCAGTATCCTGAGGTCATCGTAGGGCTATGGAAAAGGTTCAGGCTTGGCGGCTTCGTGGGCTATCAGGCCGGAGGAGCGGTCCTGGCTGCGGGGGGCGGGGGAGCAGACGTCCTTTCTGGACTAGCAAGCGGATTTTCTAAGTTCCTGGATGTTTTGAATCGCATAATATCTGGTCTCTATGACTTCTTGAAGCCACTCGTTCGCGGTGAAGAGGAGATGGCTCGTTTCGAGGAAGACTTCGCCGCACTGAGGGGCTTGATAGCAGGATTCCGAGATGTCGCTGCGAATGCGGACAATGCCATCCAAGAGATCATCAACCGAACTCAACAGCAGGCTCAAGCTGCGATTGAGCAAGCGGAGAAGATAGCAAGAAGCGGCCAAGCTGCCGAAGGTCTCCAAGCTCAGCTGGAAAAGCTTACGTTTCCTTCGGCTGAGGCAGGCCAGACTTTGAGACAACTTGCTCTAGAGAGCGGTAGGTCAGCAAAAGACCTGATCGCAATTCATGCAAAAGCACAGGATCTTATCTCCGTTGCTAAAGACCTCTACGATGCGCAACGATTCTTTGGGCTGTCCACTGAACAGACGATTGAGAGTTTGCGAAGTTTCCTTTCCGCTGTGGGGCTTTCCGAGGTCGAAATCGAGAGCATCATCGCCGACATCGTCAGCGCGAGTCAGGATTTGGCTTCAGCTTTTAGCAAACTCATTTCACAGGCCGAGGCCCTGACCCTTGCACAAACCAGCCAGATTCTGGCCCTGCGAGAACAGGCCTTGGCCGTGCTTGAATCGGGGAAGGTCACTACAGAAGAAGGCGAGATCCGCCAAGCGACTTTAGGCGAGATCATAGCTGCAGCTGGCGCAGTCAGCTCATTCTCGTCTTGGCTCGACATGACGATAACGACACTTGAACGGCTCATCACGAAAGGAAACGAGGCTGTTCTCCCTCTGTATAAACAGCTTACGAAGCTCAGAGAAGGCATGGAGTTAGGTCCGACTTTCGAGGAGCAGCGTCGGGCTCAAGAGCGGGCCGCAGAGGAAGCCAAGAGGCGGCAAGAGGAGCTTGCTCGCAAAGCCAGGGAAGCTTTCGAGGAAAGTTTCCGGAAACCGATCAAGGAAGCACTCGAAACCGGGGACTGGATGGAAGCTGCCCTCGCTGTCCGGGAGATGGCGAAACAGAAAGACGATCTTATAGCACAAGCGAAGGCTCTCCCGGCGGTGCAGGGCAAGACAATGGAGCTTGCGGAGGTTTACGATCTACTGATCGGAGCACAGAGGGAGCTCCTTTCTAGCATCGACAAGGAAATAGCAGTGCGCCAGATTGCTGGCGAAAATGCGGAGAAACTGGAGAAACTGAAGACACAAATCGAGGAGCTATTCGATCCCCTCGGAGAATGGAAGAAAGCGCTGCGAGAAGCCATAGGCCTGATGGCGGAGGAGCCACTGAAGGCCAGTCAGGGCTTGAGGGAACTTTTCCTGAAAGCGAAGGAACTTGGCGCGGGCAGCGCAGAAGCCGCTTCCCTCATAGCCGAGGGAGCCCGGGATCAAATCCACGCTTATGAAGCGCAGATCGAGGATATGGAATTATTCGGTCTCTCCACAGCCGATCTGCGCTTTGAGCTTGAGGTGTTCAAAGGCACCTTGGCCGGCCTGCCAGAGTCCGTGGCTAAGTTTAAAGCGGCCCTCGACCTCTATGCAGAGGATATCGTAAACCTAGTTGGAGCTGTTTTCGGTCCTGAAGCGGGCGAGATCGCAAGCAAAGTCGCGGGGCTCGCTCAAGCCTGGTTCGCACTCGACATGACGAAAACGGCCGAAGCTGGCGAACTATTCGCACAAGGTTCGCTAGCGGCAGGCACTGCGGCATTCACGGCGGCAGGAGGATTGAACTTCTTAGTTGCGATGATCGAGTTGGGCAAAGCTATTTACGACGTTGTGGACAAGGCCAGGCAGAAGATCATCGAGGCTGGGGAAGAACTGGCGGCCCAGTTCCTAGACCTAGCTCAGACCTCCATAGAGCGACTCCAGGACAAGATCGAGGGGGCGATCTCTTCTCTTGAAAATCTTATAAAGAGCACCGAAGCCTATTCTGATCTTCAAGAAAAATTGTCCGATCTTCAGAGGGGCGTATTCGGGCTGCTTCTCCGACCGCTGGAGTTGGTCTCGGGCTTGCTTTATGAAATGATGAAAGCCCTCGGGCTAGTGGAGGAAGAGGCCGAGCGAGTAGCAGAGACAGCAAAAGAAACCTGGGAAGCCTTGAACGTTCCTGCGGGATTCAAGGGAGCCAGGTATGAATGGGCTGCTGCAAGGCCAGGCGAGCCTTATCGCCCGATCGAGGAAGCTTCGGAAGAGGCCGGCGAGACACTTACCTGGGCCGAAAAGATCATAAAGAAGTTCGGAAAAGAACTTGGCGAAGCCATGAAAGGCTTGAACGCCTTCAGCGATGCTATCAGGCGAGCATGGGATAAGATCGGTCCTGCTATTTTGGAAGGCTTGCTTCCCGCAATAGAGAAGATCGGGAGCTGGTTTGCGCAACTCGGAGATCATATCAGCTCCGACTTGTTGCCCGTCCTGACCGAGACTTTGCCTGTCACCTTGGCGGGCTTCCTTGAATTCTTCGGGGGTTCCTTAGCTGCTGCCGCCACTTTCATCTCGGATTTATTTGCAAACATTTCGCCTGACCTTGCTAGTTTTGCGCAGGCCCTCGGATCATTATCCGAACCGATGATCCAACTGGCTGGCCAAATAGCCGAAGGCCTTTCGCCGATCATAAATAGCTTTCTCGAAGGCTTGACTCTTCTAGTGAACTGGATCGGGGAAACGCTTATGCCAAAGCTAGGGGAATGGTTCTCTCTTATCGGAGAATGGTGGAGTTCTGACGTGGCTCCTTTCCTTTCGGAAAAATTGTTCCCGCAGCTTCAAGAGTGGCTTTCGCGACTTGTGAACTTTCTCCATGAGAAAGTCTTCCCGTTCTTGACCGGGCCATTTTGGGATTTCATCGAAAACGAGTTATGGCCCAGGTTTGAAAAGATCGTAGGAAAGATCTTTGACTTTTTGGAGCAGCACTGGCCAGAGATTGAAAAGCTGATCGAGACAGGTATAGAACAGTGGTTGACTAATCTTGAACAGCAGATCGACCTTGGGATGGTAGGGATCCTGGTCCAAGCCGGCAATTACTGGGATGCCCTGGGACACCTATGGACGTCCAACTCGATCTCGCTTTGGGACAAGATAATGTATACAGTCGGCACTGGACTGCAATGGCTCATCGATTCCCTGAAGCCATTGCTCGACATTCTAGCAGCCATCGCTGGGCTCTGGGCGATTATCCAGGGCATATCTTGGCTTTTCGGACTGATCGGCCTGCAGGCAGGCGGCATTGTCACTCGCCCCACTGTGGCCCTGCTCGGCGAAGCGGGCCCCGAAGCAGTCATCCCGCTCACCGGCTTTAACTATCCGCGCCTTGGCTTGGCCGCAGCAGGAGCCCATATCTCAATTGAGATCTCAGGCCGCCTAGTCGGAGATGGTCGCGAGCTTGTCGGAGTGATCGAGCGCGTGCAGGTAAGGGATGAGATCGTGAGGGGTAAGAGATGAGGAACGTTCCAAGCGCTACCCAAATCGTGCCGGTCGAACTCCGGCTGATCGTGAACGGAGTTGACCTTTCGGATCGCGTTCAATCCTGGGAGCGATACTTCGACTTTGATGGTGGCTGCTACGTCCTTGAGGTGACTTTCACAAACCACGAGCAACTGCGCGAAGCCGGACTTGGCCTCGACCCTCGTGATCCCAACTCGACCTACAACGCGACCGAGCCTCTCCTGGGCGCGTACCACGAAGTCACTTTGGACATCCGCAAGCAAGGCGTCTCCGAATGGACCCGTTTCTTCACAGGTTTCGTGGGCCCTGCCGAAGTGTCCGGCGGCGAGACCTGGGGTGAAGCAGACTCCGTGTCCTGCACCTGCGTCGGCAAGTCGCAGCCGCTTAAGGACTGGATGATCGAGGACAGGCTTGCCCTGAAGTACGAGAACGCGATCATCTCCCCGACAGGCTCACCGGATCTGCTCAACCGTATCTTGCAGGACCAGGAACTGCACTACACGGTTGTTTACCGAGACGATCCCGACTTTTCGGTGTCGGAGTACATCGTCTCGGGAGTCTCTGCTTGGGAAGCTTTGGAGAACGCGCTCGCTCCGACCGGATTCCGGTTGATCGAATTGTGGAACGATTCGTTATCGGATTTCGAGATCACCGTCGTAGATCCTATGCGAAGCAAGACCGAACCCGACTTCGAACTGATCGGAGGTTTCTCCTCCCGCAGGCTCTCGGGCTCGGAGGCGGACGTGCGGACTTACGTGGCGGTCGCTTACCGGGATTTCGAGCGCAAGGAGGAGCGGTACGTCTGGGCCGAAGCCGACCCTTCCGTCGTGGCCAAGTACGGGATACCGGACGGCTCGGGCAGAAGGAAGCACCGCAAGATGGTATACAAGACCCAAGACCAGAGCCTGATCGATTCGGAATCCGAAGCGCGCGAATTGGCTGTCCTGATTCTTCATGACCTACAGGAGCCGACTCCCGATTGCGAAATCACGCTGCCATACCTCGATCCGCGGTTCGAGCCCTTTGACTTGGTTCGCTTTACGGGCGAATACTCGATCGACGTAGGCGTCATGAGCGTCCGCGAATCCTGGTCTTTCGAACGGCAAGTCGGAGAGACCGTCATCTCGGGAACCGCAAACAAGATCATCGGCGCAAAACAACTCTGGCTTTCGAGGGACGCCAAGCGCCAGCCCCCGGCCGAGAGGAGGCTCCAGGACATGCCCGGCGAGCCGCCCCCGCGGCCTCCGGCTCCGGAGCTCGACCCGGCCTGGTACGTCGGTCCCGACGGCACGCCGCAGCCGGTCGTGGACGCGGTTTTCCCGGGACCCGTGCCCTGGTGGGCCAAAGGTCGGGTGGTGGCGGTGGGGAAGTTCAAGGTCCTTGTGACCGGAACGGCCACGGGAGGCACAGTTGACTACCTCGAGGACGCCGACAAGAGCTGGGAGCCGGGCCAGTTCTCCGGCAAGTCGCGGGACTACCTGTACATTTCGTCCGGCACCGGGGCCGGCCAGGCAAGGCGGATCAAGACGAACACCGCGACGCGGATCTACGTGGAGACCCCGTTCGACACGGCCCCGGGTCCGGACTCCATTTACGTTGTGTTGAGACGACTGCGGAACCGGAAACAGGAGAACATCGACCTTTCGCCCTTCTATCGGGTAAAAGAGTTCGAGGAAGGGAGTTACGTTTACGTGGCCCATTCGCTCGTTCCCTCGGGGCGCTGAAATCTCTTGAATCGAGAGCACTCGGGGCTATCTTAACCTCGGTATGGCGACGTGGAAGAAATGGACCAGCACGATTTTGGTCAACGGGCAGCCCGAGCCCAACGTGAAGGTTTACGTTTACGAACCCGGTACGACCAACGAG